TGAAAACATAGCAAAAGATAACGAATTATATTTTAAAAAATCAGAAGTGGAGATTGTAAATGACTGAATGGAAAACAGAAGTAATAATTAAGGAAACAGAAAATATTGGCTATAGAGCAGAAGATTTATCTGAAATGTTGGCAAGGATAAGAAAATGTGCTGAATCAATAAATGGAGTAAATTTTGAAAATAGAGAAATATTATCAGAAATTAATAGATTATGCACATTAGGTATAGCTAAAGTATTGCCTGATTTAATGTTAAGTAACTTTAAACAAATCGCTATGATTAATCAAAAATTTAAAAAAGGAGAGATAGATGTATAGAACATATATTATGCTTTTTGTAGCAATGATTATTTTAGGTTTACTAATGCAAGGTTGTTCTGTAAAATGGCAACCAATAGTAGACCCTAGAGGAGGAGAAAACTATGCTGAAATAACCAGAGACATTCTTGAGTGCAAAGAACTTACTAAAGAAATATCTAATATATGTTGGGATAGTATGCTCAACTGTAATAAAAAAGATGAGGCACTTAAGACTTGTTTATCAAACAGAGGGCACTCAGTGTTAAATTAAAATGTATGAAACAACAATTAGAATACAAACTAAAAAAAGATTAAATAAGTCAGAAATTGAAAACTACTTGTTTGATAGATTAAGAGATAAAAATCTAAAATATAAAATAAATAAAATCAAACAGTTGGAAATAGCTGACTTCACAAAAAATTTTAATAAAAGGAAAAAAAATGGTAGTTCAACAGAACAAAAAAGAAGTTACAATTAAACTCAAAAAATTTGAGTGGATTAAATTAAAGTTCTTATTTGATAATTTTAATATCTCTTATAATGAAGTAAAAGAATATTTAAGAGAAAAAAAAGATAATAAAAATTGGAGATTTGCAAATGATAAGTAACAAATTCATTGATGTTAGTAATAAACTTATAAAATTAAATAAAGCATTTTATAATGCTGAAGATTTAAGTTTTAAAAAAATATGGCTAGATAAATGGAATGAAGTAGCCAAATCTACTAAATTTATAAAAGAGAGAAAATTTTTACTAGAGGTTAATGGTATAGCGAATGATAATTAATAATGGCAAAGATTTTAAAAAGTGGCGAATAAGAAAAGGTTGGTCACAAAAAGAATTAGCAGAGAAGTTAGGCTATAATCAGAGGTTCTCTATATCACATATAGAAAATGGTTGCAAAAAGATGACTAAACAATTACAGATTTTATGTGAGTATATAGATAAAGATAAATGAGCATAGCTATACCTCCAAAACTTGCTAATACTCATGGAGTGCTTTGTGTAGATACATTATCAAAAGATGCTTGTAATAAGATAATAAATTTACACAAAGTATCTCATCATCTTAAAGGCAGAGTACAAGAACCAATATCTAAAGGTGCTGATTACAGAAAAATAGTATCTATTAGGCAGGTTGATTGTTGGGTAATAGATGAAAGCCACGAATGGATAGATCAATTATTAGTAGACAAAGCAGTAAGAGCAAATGAAACATTTGATTATAATATGGCAGGATTATTAGAAAGACCTCAACTGCTACGATACAATGCTCCCTCTATAGGATATGATTGGCATACAGACATAGGCTCTGGAGATGCCTCAACAAGAAAAATATCCTGCTCTATATTATTAAATGACGAATTTAAGGGAGGCGACCTTGAATTTTTTAGTAGTGGTATACAGAAAATAGAGATGAATAAAGGCGATGTAGTATGCTTTAGTTCCTTTATGCCTCACAGAGTAACAAGGGTAGAGAAGGGTTTTAGGTGGGCATTGGTCTGTTGGTTTAGTGGCTCTCCATTCAAATAATTTTTTTCAAAATACTTCATTTTATTTGTTGTTTTTCTTATATATTAGACAATAATAGTTATAATTATAACTTACAAGGAGAATGATTAAATGTTTATATTAATAAGAAAATTAAAAGGCGAAAAAAATTGGAGGACTTCTGTCCACAATTATAATGGATATTCAGTGCTTGTGTATTCAGATCACGCAACTGCTTTATCTGCATTAAAGGAAATGAGATATTTATTTCCTGATGTTGTGGCTCACATAGAGGATTACAACTACTCTGACTACTCAGCTAAGATGGTTACTGGTAATTCAAGAACTCCAGTTTTTCTAGCAAGATTACAGGAGAGTGCATAGTGTTAAGTAAAAAAATGCAAATTAAATATAAAAGCAAAATTCAGAAAACCAAAAGAATAGTAAAAGAAGGATTAAAGATAAATCAGTCAAAAGATAGCATTATTCTTAAAATAGGTATGCACCTTAATATGATGCCAATAAGTGCAGAGGCATTTTATAAACAAGCAGTCAATGAACTAGAAATGGAGAGTAAATAATGTATTTAGGATTAACAACAGACTTTATCAAGGCTAAAAAATTGCTTAAGATTAAAGATACTAGAACAGATGAATATACTGCAGTAAAAGTCTATTGCAGAAAAGCTAAAGATTGGATTAAACACACTCATTTGTGTTCTGACAAAAGAATATGGCAATTGCTATGGAGAGGTTTTTCTGTAGATGATGTTTACAAAATAGTAGTAGAGCAATATAGGTATTGGGATATTCCTGAATATTGGGAAGAAAAAAAACAAGGAGTAGAGATGTCCTATAAGTTCACCTACGGAAAAGGCAGTAATAGATACAAGGACTACAATCCTGTTAGTTACTTAAAGAATATACTCTCTTAATACTCAATACCCCTAGAATCTTATTTAAATCGGTTTTAGGGGTATTTTCTATTGTTTTGTATCTGTTTTTTTACTCTTGTCAAAAGACCTCATTCCTGCAATACCCAACATACCAAATAATAAAGGCATCATTACAGACATATCTGCTTGAGGAATGATAATACCGAATCCTGCACAAATTGGGGAAATCATATAATTAATCGCTAGTGAAAGCCCACAAATCCAACCAATTAGAGGTCGCCAAGATGATTGAAACCAATTTCCTTGTGCCTCAGCTTTATTTACTTCTATTTGTTTTAAAGATAATTCTTGAGCGTGTCTTTCAGCCATAGTTGCAAGGTCATGTGCAAGTTGTGCCTGTTTGTCTTTATCTCTTACAAATTTACCTATTAATTTAGTTGCAGGTCCAATTAATGCAGTCAAAGCCATTATTTTCTCTCCCTATAATTTTTGCCATCAAATAAAAGATAATTACCTCTGTTTTTTTCTTTATTGTAAGAAACATGAACCCAACCAGATGTAGGCTCATCTTCCTTGTAAAACTCTAGTATTAATTGATCATAAGTAAGATTATTATGAATCCACTCTGCAAGCCTAAGATTATCTACACTAGGAATCTCTATGTCAGCTGCCTGTCCTTTACAATGTTGACTTTTAGAAGATGATTTTAAAAGGGCATTCAATTCTAAATTTCTGTAACCAGAATTAGGAGAAAAAGGCACAGAAAAAAAATCTCTTACAGGTTGTAAGATATTAACTGATAACTGAACTAGATTTTCTATAATAATTTTATCTTCAGGAATGTTATTAATATTATTTCTAACAGCAGTTTGGCTTTTACACAATTCGCCTAAAGTAAAATTTTCTGATAACTTATAAGAATTATCAAACATTACTCTGGCATTCCATCAGGTACATCTGGAAAATTGTAAAGAGTTGCAGGAGTTTTTATAGTTCCATCAGAATTATAAATAGGTGTAAGTAATGCAATAATTGCATCAAAATCACTAGCATTAGTTATTGCTGTTTCCATAGTGGTTGCAGAACTTCTAATACCACTTCTATATGTTGCTACTGTTGAAGGTACATCTTCATCTGTGTCAGCTTTTCTTATAATCCATTTATCTGTTCTAGCTAAAAGACTAGACTGCATATCTCTAACTTTATTTTTCAGTATTGTTTTTAAACCCTCTGTCACTATTTGATTTCCATTTCCATCTAACTTAGGGTCATTAGCACTTGTTCCGTCTGGTGCTTGGTTAGCATCTATTTCACTTTTAGACCAAACTTCATTTACATCATCTAAGGCTTTTGCAGAGTAATTATAAGTTCTTTCTACTTGACTGTCTGTACTATTCCAAGCATAACCCTCGCTAACACCACCATACAACTCTTGGTGAATTGGTCTATTATTCTTATCTATTACAGGATATATTCCAAAATCAGCTAATCTTGTATTATCTTTAAAAATTGTTTTTGGATACTGTGTACCAGAGGCATCTTTTAATATCTCTGGACTCCTATATATTTTTGTTACTTGATCATTTTCTATTTTTCCCCACATATTTCCTCCTAAAAAGTATTGTTATATTTTGCTGGCACGTCTCCCCATGCTCCAAAAAGCCAAGTACCACTTGCATTTACTGTTGCATTTGATGTTCTTAATTTAAAACCATTACCATAAATGTCTAAACCATAACTTGTATGGTCTGTTAAAGTCTCATCCCAAAATTGTTGTGCAGGTGAATTTGGTGGGTCATTATATCCACCACCTCTTACACCATCATAAAGAGTCCAAGGTGATACTGTATCCATTCCTTTGATAAATAAAAATCTGGGTCTGAAACCTGTGTACACATATGGTCCATCATTATTTGCATTTCCTTCGAAACTTCCAAACTTACTATACCCTTCAACATCGTGCCAGATATAACTTATATAATTTGCAGTATTACCATTTATTTCTGCGTGAGAACCTAGACCAAATACTGAACTACTTATAGCTGATACATCCCATCTTTGTGTGCCCTCTGTAGTTAATGCTGCACTTGTATCTAAAAACATAATTTTATTATCATCTTGTGTCATACTTTGATGCCATACTCCCCATTTTTGACTAGCACCTCTATTTTTAATAAATACTAAAGAAGGTTTTGCAGATAGCCCATGTCCAAAAGTTGCACCATTAGTGCCATTTCCTGTATAAGAAACTATACTAAAACCTGCTTTTGTATTTGCTTGTACTGTAGAAGTTATTGTTCCATCTGTATTTGATGAGGTCACTCCCCCATTAGCACGAAAACACCAAGTTACAAAAGTTCTACTAGAATAATTTATATCTGTATTCCCATTACCCATAGACCAACCATCAGTATCAAAAGAGGTTATTAAGTATGAGTATGTTGCCTCTGAACCACTTTGACTAGGATATAATTGTTTAGAACCTCCTCTTGTAGAATCATAAACTTGTTGAACTGAGGCATAATTTCTAGCTTTTAAAAATATTAGGTCAGGTTTAAATCCTAATCCTGTAATAGATCGAGTACTTCCATTACCAGTATAAGTTAAAACATTCATTTGTTTAACAGGGTGGTCATCATCAGTTTGTGCAGGGTCTATGTCTGCTGATATAGGTAAATTAGCTGTACAACACGCTAAATAGCCTGAGGGAACAGAATACTTGAAGTCACCAAAGCCATTTCCATCTGCATTACTTCCTGCAGATAAAGCTCCACCAAAAGTAGAATCTTGTCCAAAATTACAAGTTACATCAAAATTACTCACAGTTCCTCCACTAGCTCCTACTGCTGCAAAATAGGTTAATGATGTGTCTATGCCTGTTGCTACAGTTCCTAAAGTAGAGCCATTTCTGTAAATAACCCAAGTACCATTATCTAAATCTAAGGCAAAGCCTAACACATCTCCACTTGTGTGATCTGATAATCCTGCTGATGTATCTGTTGAACCATTATGTCTAATTCCAGTTGCACTGCCATTAACGTGAGTAAAACTATATCCAGATAAAGTTGCAGAACTTCCATTACCTAAATCTTGACCATAAGTTCCATCATCTACAGATTTACTGCACGTTGAATATGGTGCAAAACCAACACTCCAATCTCTAGCACCTGCAGGTGTACCACCACCAGACAAATAAACCTCCCAATACCATTTACCAGTTTTCATTCCAAAATTACAAACTACTCCTCCGTTATAGTTTCCTGGTGATAAAGTGCTACCATCAAATTTTAAACCAGCTCCTGCAGGTGTAACTGTAGATGTAAGACTTTGTGCTTGAAAGTTTATTGTTGCAAAATTTCCACTACTTGGCATATATAGTATTTCCTTTCATATTAACTCCCAAATGTTGGACTATCAAGAACTTGGTTACTTGCAGTTAGACCACTTGATGTAAAATCATTATTATTGCCTGAACTGTCATTACCTAAATCACTTGCATTTTCAAATTTTAAATAAAAATCTTGACTTCCAAATGTAATACTTGCTGATGCATCTTTAGGAATCCACACACCATTTTTAAATTCACCAAATACTGTATGTGCTAAATTTTGGTCATATATACCATACATTTCAGCAACATAACCATAAAAATTATGGCTACCTCCATTTGAAGAACCTACTTCTAAATTATTACCATTTTGAAATATCCCACTACTTCCTGCTGTATTGGAAGATAAACTTTGGTTAACTCCATTTACATAAATCGCTGCATTATTATCAGTTGTAGCTCTATAAATATGAAAATGATACCATCCAGAAGTATCCCTATAAACTCCATCAGTTTCAATAGCACCATAAGATGAATAACGCATCGTATCATTACTACTATCAGCTCTTATTTGTATTTGTCCACCACCTCCAGAATTACCTAAAATTACTTGTCTACCACCAGAATTAACTATTCCAGCTCTTTTTATCCAAAAACTTACTGTAAATTGAGTCTGTGCTGTAGCTCCAGATACAGCTTTGTACAAATATTGACTAGAAGTGCCATCTAGCCTTAACGATTGATCTATCTGGTAGGTATAAAAAGATGCTCCTCCACCTCCAGAACCTTGTCCAGATGCTCCTGCTCTATTTGATGTGTTTAAAACTCCCATTATGCGTAAGCCAAAGTTCCTACTATTTGAATTAAACTTGTTGTGTGTACAATATAATCTATTCTGTCTACGCTACTTGCTGCAGTTGATATAGTTATACCAGAACCTCCTGCTGTTTTAAATTTACTTCCAAAAGCTAAAGTTCTACTTCCTGTTCCATCTTGTACTACAAAAATAGAACCAGTTTGCCCTGCTACTAAATTACTTGGATTTGCTAAAGTATATGCACCAGAGTTATCACTTCCTAAAGTTCCATTACCTGCATTGTCAGATAAAAGAAAATGATTATTCAAAGAAAAGTCTGGTGTTATTGTTCCACCACTAGCAGAGTTTACTTGTGTTATACTACCTCTTTGTGCTTTTGTAAAAGTTTGATTAGCGTCATTAAAAACAATATTAGCCGTATCTGCAGTTTGATCTATAGTTGCTATTGTTACCCAAGCGTCATTTGCTGAGTTTCTTAATTTTAAAATATTTGTTGAAGTATCAAACCACCATTGATAAGCATAAGTTGTACTAGGTGATGTTGCATTACTATTATTTGATACTATTGCAGCTAATGCTGAATTTATGTCTGCTCTTACTGTTGCTCCGTCAGCATTTGCTATTACATAATCGTGTGTTGCCATTCTTTCTCCTTATAATGTGTTACTCGTTACCGATAAAGCAGAGCATCTAATATTATATGCAGGGTCATCTGTACTTAATTCTGCTTTAAATTTAAAATATCTGTTGTTTGCCTCCACAGATTGAAATTCCTTAAATTCTATATAATCATTTGTTATTGTATCGAAATCACTCCAAGTGTCAATGTTTTGTGTTACTTCATCTATACTTCCAAATACCCCATCAGAGCTTTCTGCAAAAAATACTTTTAAATTGCCTACTGCAGCATCTCCTGTGTTATCAAAAGATACCCAAGTATCAATATTTTCAAATCTTTGGTCGAATAAATCATTTATATTTAAAATATTAACAGTAGCACTAGCTTGTAATCTAACTCTAGTAACAGAGCCTTTATCTATTTGATTTGCAAAAATATATGTTCCAGAGGTATTCAATCCACCTAAAAAGTTAAAATCAGATATACTATCAAAATTAGTAACTTGATCTAATGTAGTAGAGGAATTTAATTGTAAATTACCACTATCAACAGTTAGATTTGTTTTAGTTCCAGAGAATGATGGGCTTTCAGTAACAGTTACAGTATTTTGAAAAGCTAAAACTGTAGCACCTGTAGTTACTACTGTTGAGGCAGTTGCACAATAATGACCAGAACTATCAAAAAATTTTGCTAAATAAGTTCCTACTCTTAAAGGAACTACTACTGAGGTGGCATTACCTGCAATTGTATCATCTACAAGAGTAGAGCCATTCCAAGTCGCACCACTTGTTGCAGGACTATATCTTATTTCAATACCACCTCCTAAAATAACATCTAAATCAGTTGATTTATTCCAAACTAGAAAATTAAGACCTGCAGTTGGTTGAGAATTTAAGCCTGTCATATTTGAAGGAGGAGCAGATAAACCAGATAAAGAAACAGTCGTAGAGACAAAATCAGATGTAATCCCTATTGAAGTTACTGCCCTTACCCTTACATCATAGACTCCTGAAGGTAAATCTAATATAGTAAATTTAGTTGCAGGATTGTTACCTGCAGAGGTAAAAGCACTTTCTGTAGTTAATTTAAATTCAGTTTCATAGCCTGTTACTCTAGCATCTACTGATGCAGTAAAAGAAATGTCTAAACTAGACGCTAATCTTGAGTTATCTCTTGCCACGACTAAATTTTCTACTGCTGATAAATTAGTTGGAGGAGATACTACAAAGGCATTTGGTAAAGTAGTATTAGGAGCATCTGCTAAAACCTGTTCTTCGGTGGTAGACCAAGAATAAGCAGTTGCTGAATATTCTACTAAAGTCATTCTCACCTGCACTCCATTACTTCCAGAATCAAAACTCCAAGATGATACTCTAAATACTTTTTCACTCCACCCATATCTGGAGTTCGTTATTTTTACTAAATCGTTATTGTCTAACGCAAATGCAGTACATTTAAAAGTTCCACTTACTGTTAAAGGCTGTCTAGCAAGATACAATTGTATTTTAGCAATTCTTTGTGCCATAGTTTGTGATGTAGTAAAAGGTAAATCAAAATCTCTAAATATTACCTCACCATTATCTTCTGTTACAAAAGTTGAAGGACTTAAAGATGGGAAGTCTGTTTGCTCCCATTCAGTATCTTCTGATAAAAACTTTCCTTTGATTGAATTGAAATTATCTTTTCTTGATAATCTTGCTTGTGTAGTTAATTCCCCTATAACATCATTTTCATCTAATGTAATAGTAGCAGTTGAAGTACTAGCTGCAAACATTTTAAACTGACCATTAGAATAAGTTAAAACACCAGACATAGAAGTTAGAATATCATTTATATTTTGTCTAGGAGTTACTCCTGTATCAATCATACCATCGGCTGTGTACCTTGTTTCTGTGCCTCCACTTGCTAACGCTTGTGTTTCATCACAAATGTTAGCTGCTGTGGTTATTGATGAGGTATTTATTTTTGTACTAGACATATTCATACCTAATGAATCAGTCATATAATCCCTCAAAATCAAAGCAGGATTCCTTGAATAAGCTGTAGTTCCTGTTCTTGGGTCAAATATCTTTTTACCCTCGATGACACAAGCAAATTGAGGAATACCACTCCATAAATCCCTATTAAATCTAAATCTAAGATATACATAAGCAATACCAGATAATTTATGGTCGCTTGTCCATAATCCTCCAGATTCAGAAATTAAAGTAGCATTAGCATTTTGTGTAGTAGTTCCAGTAGCTTTTTGAATTCTTACAAAAGAGGTAGTTCCATCATAATAAGGAGTATTTGCATCATTAACATTACCATCAGCATCTAGTTGACTAGGTAAAATTTTATTTCCATTTATATAATATTCCTGAAAACTATTTATTTCATGTGATGCAGACAAAACAATCATGTGCAAAAAAACATTTTCTGTAGAGCCATCAGCAGTAGATTCTAAAAACACTATTGGACCACCCACTCTTATTTTACCATAAACTATTTTTCTAGTAGTTATTGCCTGTCTAAATGATTGTTTTCTATCAGTTTCTGATAAATTATTAAAAGGTTCTAAGTCTGGTACTTTAGGCTTTGGAGCAAGTTTGATTGAGGCATAAGTTAGAGCTGCTGCTCCAATCGCTGCATATATATTTCCACCACTTGTAACAAAAGCTATTGCTCCAGAAACTAATGATTGTACTACATCTCCACCCATTAAACTCTCCAAGCCATTTGTAAATTTTCTCTTGGTATATCTTCATATCCTTCGCTCATAACAAATCTTCCAAAACCCTCACACATAATGCCAACAGTAAATCCACTATTAATCATTTTATTCACCATACTAATTTCATCAGAATTAAATCCTACAATATCTCCTCTTTGAGCTAAATTAATATGTATTCTTTCGAACTCTTTATCAAAGAAATTAATTATATATTCATTAAGATTACTGCCTTTGATATTGTTTTTTTTAAATAACTTAATGCATTGATGCAGACTTGAGTATTTATCTTTAAATTTATCGTACAAATTGCTGTTGGTATATTTGCTAATACATTCCAATACAAACATTCCGCAGTCTGTTTTACCTCTTTCAAATTTTCTAGGTTTTTCTATTTCAGTTTGATAAGGTATTTGCCAATTGTTTATCCTCTTCCCCATATGACCTCATCATCTTGTAGTGCTGCTACATATTCCAAACCTTTATCATTGGGAAAATCTATCTTTTGATCTTCTGGAGTGTACCTTCGAGTATTAGGTTTTTCTAAAGCTATTAATTGATTCTCACAATTAACGGATATATTTGCTTTACCTCCACTATCAGTTAACCTCATCACATCCATAAATCCATCAAATATTGTGTAAGTATCTGACACAATAATTGAACTATAACCTACAACGCTCCCACCCATACCAGAATGGATATGGCAAAAATAATACAAGTTTGCAGGAAAAGAACCTTCTGCAGGAACAGTAAACTTCAATTGCCTTTTTGTAGCTGCATTATAATTAGTAGTATTTTTATAATCTGTTTCACTAACTGCTACATCATCTAAAAAATAAGTAACACCTGTGTTGTAAGTGCTACCTCCTGCATGGTGTCCATCACTTGTAGTAGATAACAAAAATGGATGTCCACTTACAGAGGAATCTGAAGTATCGAATATATATTTATTTCCATACTTTACATCTATGTCTGCTTGTTGTCCATTTTCAATAAAATACTTATTACCACCAGATGTAGACTCTACTGTTACTTTGAATGATGTTTCTTGATCTGGGTCTGGTGCTACAAAACCTACTTTAGCTTTGAATGGTCTTCCAGTATAAGGCTCTGCTAAAGCAATAGAAAGCAAAGAAGAATCCAATCCATTTAATTGGCAAGAAAAACCATTTGCTCTAGTTTCTAAAGTTTCAGTTACACTGCTGATGTCCAATAAATTACCTGCTCCTGCATAAGTGACCCCTGCATAGGTAAGGCTACCATAACCACTCCAAAGATTGACTGCACCAGAAGAAAAGGTTGCCTCAATGAATACTGCAATCTTAACTTTATTTGATCTTGCTTGTGCTCTATATGCTGCTGAGGTAGTTCTCATACATCAATTACCTCTCTTGCAGAAAAAGAAATGCCATAAGTTGACGCTTGATTTGCATTCCATTCTACTACATTTGTAGCTAATCTAAATACACCTTTTGTATTTGCTACTGTTATAGCTGTATTATTAGCAGGAGAAACTCTTAATGCAGGTTCTATTGAAAGAGTAAAGTTTCCACTACTATCAGAATTTGAGTCTGCTACTACCATGTGCAATCTTTGTGTTGAACCACTACCTATTTGTATATAATCTCCTGCTTTTAAATAACCTGTTTGACTATTAGGAGCACCATCACAAATTAAAGTATTTCCTGTTTGGTCTGCTCCATTAACTAAAGGAGTTCCTGCAGAAGTTCCTGCAGTTCCCAAAGCAGTTTTAGCATCAAAATCACCTACATAAAAACTTCCGTATTGTCCTCTTAAACTAACTAAAAAAGATACAAACTCTCTGGCAGTTGCAGTTCTCATTGGAGGCATGGTTATATCTACTTCCCAATATTCACCAGTATATTGATAAACTTGTTGTTGCCCTGTGTAAATACTTTCATTTACGCCAACTATTCTATTCAATCTAAAGTTAGTATCTCTAGGAGCAATAGTAGTTGGAAATGTTACTGGATATGTCGTCATTTGAATACATCTGCCATTCTGCCACCTCTTTCTTTTGCATCTATAACTGCATCTACTGATTGTTGTTTTATAGTAGGCATTAATTGTAATATTTCACTTCTTACAGTTTGTGCGACACCTACATCAAAATTTAATGTTTGATTTACTGTTACACCCCCACTTCCAGATACTTTTCTGGACTGTGCATTACTCATAATTGAGCCTGAAGTATTAGGAACAAATAGTTCTGGACCACGCTCACCTACTACATAAGGACTTCTGCTGTGTACTCCTGTTGCTCCTGTTTGTGCAAACCCATAAGAAGGAGTAGGAGCACCACCCCCACTACCTCCACTACCTCCACCAAATAAATTACCTATAGAGGAAAACATACCACCTCCTCCACCCATTCCTGCAATTGATCTTGTAATTAATGCTTGCATCTGTACTTTAATAAATTGTGCTATTATATCTCTTACAATACCTTTTAGAGAATCTCTAAAACCCTTCCAACCTTCACCCATGTGCATTAAGCTATCTGCCATAGTTGTAGATAAAGAATCCATAGTTCTATTTAACCCTTCCATTAAAATACCACCTGCCTCTGTAGATTCAAATATTTTAATATTTAATCTAGCTAATGCCTCATTATATTGATCAGTAGTAATCGTGCCACCCTCTAATGCCTCTTTTAATGTTTGCATCTCTGTAGAAAAATCTTGGTTTGCCATACCTAATTCTCTTAACAAATCTAATTGTTCTTTTTCTTTTTGCACTTGTAGTAAGGCTTGTTCTTGTTGTAATTTTGATGCCTCAATCTCATCTTCCATTTGTTGCTGTAATGCTTGTCTTAATCTAGTTTCTTCTACTAGAAATGAGAGTTGCTCTTCATTTGTACCTTGATGCTCTTTTCTCAGCCTCATTATTTCTAAATCTGCCTCACTTGCTCCTCTCATTTGAGCCTCTAATAATTGATTTTCAAATCTAACGTCTTCAATAGATTTTTTTAAATCTTCATTAGCTTTGATTTGCGATTTAGTTAAAGTTTCTGTTTTAGGCTGTGTTTCATCTACTTTCTTTTGATTGACTTCATTTCTACCTAATCTGGTTCTTTCATCTTCTATTTGTTTTATAAGTTTAGATAAAGCATTTGCTCTAGTTTGTAATTCAAATAATCTTGTTTCACCCTCACTAGTCACATTACCAAATAATACTAAATCATCACCTACACCATCTGAAACATCACCAAGTTTGGACATTTCTGTAGTTACATCTGCTAGTTCATCTTTTAATTTTTGTAATCTTATTTCTCCAATTTTATCTCCAACCAAACCAAGTTTAATAAGAAAATCATTTGCTGCTGTTGCTGCATCTATCAACCTATTTTGTATGCTTGACAATAAAGGCATAAATATTTGTCCTAAACTATTCATTAATTCATCAGTAGCTGCTTTCAAAGCCTTTTGTCTATTAGCAAAACTATCTGCAGTTCTCGCTGCATCTCCATGAGCATCTGTTGTTCCTGCTAGTATCAAATTAAGTCTAGCTTGTACTTTCTCTGCATTACTTACCTCATCTTTGGCTTTTGTTATCCCCATTCTGAAAAGTTCTTGTTCCAATGTTGCCTCTGTAATCACAATACCAAATCTTCTAACAGTTTCGTGATTACCCACCAAAGCACTTTGAAATGCTCTCATAGTATCAACATCAGATGCATTATTAAAAGATGCTACATCTGTAGCTAACTTTGTTAATTGTACTGACAATTGAGATGCCTCGCCTCTAGCAAAACCTAGTGGAACAAAAGTGTCCTGAATGCTAGATGCCATACCTTCTAATTCAAATCTTGACCTACCTACTTCATCTGCAAAAACAGATAGTTGCCTTCTGACATCACCTGCAAAAGCACCAAAAACTACCGAAGATTTTGCCTGCATTTCCTCAATGTCGGCTGCAAAATTAACTGCTGCAATTGCTCCTCTTCCAAGCTCTCTTACAATTACTGCACCTGCAACTACCTTTACAACACGACCTAGCTTTCTAAAGCTATTACTCATATTTTCAGTTGATTGTTTGGTATTTCTTTCTACTTCTTTTAAAGACCTTTTTAGGTCTTTCATATCAGCAGTTATTCTAACCTGTAATGTATCTACAGTTGCCATTAATCTGGATATACCTCCATTAATTCTTTGAGCTCATCTTTTGTCATTGACTTTGGTTTCTTACCTCCATGAAATTCTCTAAAACCATCTATAGCTAGATTCAATTCAGAAAGACTTAGATTCCAAAATGTATCAGGACTCATACCCATCATTCCTATACCGATTTGTATATACCTGTGCCAATCTAATCGGTCTGATTTGACACTTCCTCCTGCTTTTTTTCATCTTCTTGCTGTTCCCCTCCTGTAATGGTATTAGTGAGAATTAAACTACAAGCCCTCATAGACTCTATCATACCTGCTTCAAATAATATATCGCCTACTTCTTTTTGTTGGATATTATTTCCCCCACCTCTTATGGCAGTGGTCATTATAGTCAAAATATCAGTCATAGAAATATTACTACTCATTAAATCATTAGCTAATTTAAGAATAGGCTTTCCTGTTGACTGTTCTATTCTCATAATACCATCAAGAGTTAATCTAGTATTATAATCAGTCTTGTTTAGTTTTACCTTTAGTTCTCCTCTGAACTTGTTTGTCATCTTCTACCTCCAATTGCAAAATTTCATTTCTGTTACCAACATTAGTTATGTTTATCACTTTTTTTGTTTTTTCGCCAATGGAAACGACACTATTATCAGAAAAAGAATCCATAAAAGGTATTTCTATCATATTACCATCAATGTCGCCTTTAATAGTTTCCCCATCAATGGTAATATCAATTTTTTCCCAAGCCATTTAATCACCTATACAGTTGCAAAAGTTATTGCTCCGTTACTCTCGAAAGTAAATGAATATGTTACTTCGCCATTATATTCACCTGCATATTCTAAAGTAGTAAGCATAAAAGAACCAGTATAAGTTCCAAAGTCTGGTACTAAAAATTGATAGTTTGATAAAGTAGAAGAATCAAACTTACCTTCTAGAGTTGTTTCTGATGCACTATCTGTAAAAACACCTGAACCAGATATTGTCATACTATTTACACCTCCTTGTGCAAGTATTGCTCTTGCTCTACCACTATCTTTATTTGTTATATCAACCATTTCATCATTCATTGATATAGATGTTGAACGCATACCACCGATAGTCGTGAATACTTCTGGTGAAGCACCATCTCCTATTTTCATTAGTAATGCAGAACCTTTTTGAGCAGCCATAATTTACCTCCTTTGTTAATCAGTTATATATGCTCTAAAACGCATGATGCCATGTCTTATGACACCATCCCCCTCTATAATCTGAGTCGTGAACTCACATCTCAAATTAATTAGATTTGCTCCTGATACTATCAGAGCCTGTTCGTGCAGTAAAGTGTAGACTCTCTGCATAATTTGTTTCACTTCCTTAAAACCCCTATAATTACTAAAAACGTCAATCTGAAATATATATGACCTAGCATCTGTTCCCTTCATTCCATCATCATTAGTTGTAGCTGAACCTATTTGAACTACAGGTAGAGTAGTATCATCAGGCACACTGTCAAAAACTCCTGTAACTAAACCTCCTAGAGTGGAGTCTCCATTTAATGTAGAATACAATGTTTCTTGTAAAGGAAAAGAATGTAGACTCATATCATAACCCTTGCCACATTCATATCTTTACTAACTATTCTTCCTATGATTTCGTGTTTATTTAAATCATAAGATTCTTTCTTAATTGCTGAAGACACTATCATTTTATCAGAATTACAACCACCTATAACATAATCACCTATTTCAAAAGAATTTTCTATTATCAAGGAATAAACTCCTTCAGACATTACTCTTGCAGGTTTACTATCCTCTACTACGACAAATACCTTACAATCCTCATAGTGATCTATTAAATCGCCTTGAGAATTAAATGCCATAATCTTATAATTTACTTTCTTTTCCATATTCCTTTAATCTTATCTTTTATATACTTTAACATATTTTTAATTTTTTTTATCATTTTAATCCCTCCTTTATTCCTTTTTTAAGTTGTTCAGAGTATTTTTTTCTATTTTTTTCGGCTGCAGGTTGCATAAAAGGTCTTGCTCCCATCTTGATTGTGCCAAATTCTAGAAACTGGCTATAATCAGCATTACTTATTACACTTCCTCCTAATCCATTAACATCTATTTTAAGATATATTTGGTTTGCTAAAAATCCAGTATCTCCTGCAGGAGCATCTCCCACCTCAGATATTTTAATTGTTCTTGTAGGATTATATCTAGTAACTGTTTTACCTTTTCTAGCATTTTGACTTATGCTAGTAACAGCATCATTTCTAATAGCATTAGCTATTAAATTAACAGTTCTAACAACATTTTTATTAATCTGTGAACCTTGCTTATTTAGTTTGTTTTCAAAGTCTTTTTGATTGATTGCTTTAAGTGTGATTCCTGCCATATATTATACATCCTCGTTAGTGCCTTCAGTACATCTAAATAGTAACCATCTATCTCTCTCTTGTATAGTTAAAACATATTTTACAGATAAAATTCTGTTAGTACCAAAATCATTCCAATATATTCTCATCTGTCCACCATTAGCAGTGTAATTAATATTACTATAAAATCTTGTATAAACATCGTGTGTTAGTTTGTGTTCTACTCTACCTGCATCGTATGGATTATCACCACTAACAGGCATAACATTAGCAAATACAGTCCTAGTTGTTCCCCAAGAGGTAGTAAAACCTCCTCCAGAGTCTGTAGACTTTGTTCTACTTTGTAATTGTACTGAATATCTTAAATTACCTAAATTTACTGACTTTTTTGGCATCAGCTAAACCCTATACCAAATCTCCTTACTGCAAATGGTCTTAGTAAAGATTGTAATACACCAGACACAGGATTTGCAGTTTCGCCTTTAATGATAGGCTCAGGATTTTCAAAATAATGCACTGCCAAGCTAATAATCGCCTGTCTAATGGCTATAGGTACATTCCCTGATGCACTACCATATCCTGCCACATAAGTTATTTCCATAGAGTTAGCCACTCTTAGCATTTCTCCCCAAACTTGCCCTGTTCTTAATACTACTCTTCCTATATCACTAGCAGTGTCTACATAATACACAGAAGTGGATAAAGTAGTAGCAGTATCGCTATCATTAAAAGTTTTTATGTGTGTAACAGAAACTAATGGAGGCTGTGGCAAATATATATTTCTAGCTATTTTAGTCATATAAGGAGCAGTAACTAACCCCTCTACATTAGGTAAATTATCATCTTCGTAAGGCAAAGCATCTAAGGAAAGTTTGAGTGTTCTATTTATTAAAGACCTTCCAAGATAATCCTCTACTATTTGAGTAGCTGTTGCTCTTGCTGTACTTATTAGATTATCGTGTGTAGAGTCGCTTGTAGGTATTCTCAAAGCTCTTTTGACTTCATTATCCTCGATAGGCTCTGCTGATGCAGGTGTAACTACAGTAACTCCACTCATTTAATTAGCCCTTCTTTGTTTTTTTCTTTGGCTTTTCTTCTTTAGTTTCTTTTGGCTTTACTACCTTTTTTTCTATTTTACCTATTTCTTCAGCCCAACCTTCATTAATAAAAACTTGTGCTATACCCTTTTGCCAATCTTCAGTCATGTCGTAAGTAACTCCTGCCTCATAGGTCATACTTACACTTCCAATACTGTTTGCCATGCCTGCAGAATCTTTAATCATCTTTATCTTCATAATTGTACCTCTCTTGTTCTAATTCACTAATGATTCTTACTGAACCATCATTGTCTGCACCTAATCTTATCTCTTCTTTATCTATCATTTGATGAACTGTATCTTTTGCCACTTCTATTTGTTCATCTCTGATAAACTCTAATTCTTCCTCTACTTCTTTTACTCTTTTTCTTAATGCTATTATCTCTTTATGAACATCAAGCATTTAAACTCCTTTGGGGAGAATTAATCCCCCCAAAAAAGTTAAACAATTGTTATCCAGTTGGAGAACCATCGTTGCCACCAGAATCTGGCTTATGAATTGGGCTTGTTAGTCCAACTACTCCATGTGGAGTACCATTAGTATGAGTTCCAGTTTTTGTAACTGCGACTCTTACATATCTCTCTGGACCAATATATCCAATTTTATAAGCTGCATCGTCTTCGGCTGCTGCATCTACAGTAGCAAAAATACCAGAACTATCAACTGTTCCATAAGTTACTCTTTTAGTGTCTGTAACTGCTGAAAAAGTTGAATTGTCTGATGAGTCTTGCAAAATGTAATCCCATTTAACTGTTGAACTTAATGTATCACCACTCTCACCAACATTTACTATTATCATAGCACCATTGTCAAATTGAGTGTCTAATCCATTTGAGTTTGCAGTAGCAGTTAAAGTTGCAGGGTCTAATAACTGTGTAACAGTTAGATTATTCGCTAAATCTTTTTTTGACATATTCTATCTCCTCTACGCTGATACTGTTTGAGTTCTGATAGCCTCAGCTAATACAACCTGTCCACCGACTCTTTTTCTAGCAAGATATCTAATAGTACCTGTAGACGCCTGAGTAAATGGGTCTCTTAAGATTGATAAGTTGATTCTATCCACAATGACATATGCTCTTGAGAAATCTCCAAAAGCAATAGGCTTATTTCCTGCTCCTACATCAGGCATATCAGTAGCCTCTACATAAGGCTGACCTAATATAGTATTAGGAACACCTGTCTGTAAGCTAAATCCTGCTTGAAATACATAAGAGCCACCTGTACCTGTATTTAACTGTCTGATTTTGCCTAAAGTACCTCTGTTGAACATAAAAGTACCATTTCTAGCATAATCTGTTTTTACAGCTGAATATAGGTCAATAAGACCATTAATAGTCAGAGCAGCACCTGCACCTGAGTTAGTAGTACCTACTGACGCATTAGTTAAAAAACCCTCTGGCTGACCTTGAGCAGTACCATTAACAAATGAAGTGCCTTCAGCTTTTGCAAACTGGGTAGCAAATTCACTTGATAATTCTGACTCCATGTCAAAAACTGGATCTTCAACATCTTGCTCTGAAATATCTACTAAAGCATATAATTCGTGAGCAGCGATTTCTTCCATACCATAAGTTAAGCCTGTTGACTCACTTCTAGTACCCACTTCTGATACCCACTGTGCTGAAAAAGTGCCAGTTCTTGAAGGCATCTGTATACTTCTTTGTGTAGTACTTCTTACTCTAGCAGCAGCTCTAACAGGAGATAGTTCAGTTACCTTTTTGATTATCTCTCTGACATACTCTGGAGGTGCTAAGTAACCACCACCTGTATCATTAGAAACAGTTAGAACCTTCTTTTCCATCTCGTCTAAAGACTCTTTACCTTTTCTTAGATACTTATCGTATGCTAATGCTTTCTCATCAATTTCTGGTGTACTAAAACCAGAATTTGGTCTTTTCATCATTGTTTCTAAATTAGAAACTTTATCTGCGACCTGTTTTTGTTCAAGATGAATCTTAGTAGCCTTTTGGTTTACTTCTTCCCATTTATCTAGTGTAGATTCAATTTTCTTTATTTTTTCTTCAACAAGTGGGTCTACAGAGCCTTTTTTTTCAAGTTCTGCAATCTTTGCATCGTTAGTGCTTTTGAATTCTTCAAATGCCTTCCCCATGCCTTCAATGCATTCCTTGAGTTCAGTTTGAGTAATATTTTCACTCATATCTTCTCTCCTTTTTTAGTTGACAATATATTTATTACATTTTGAAGAGATGTAACTAACTCACCACTATTGTCTTGTTTCCCATCATCCCAATGTTTCACCAGACTACTATAGACTGCTTTAGAGGCAATCTTCGATTCGGTTCTGGAAAGCCCTCCTGCATCTCGCAGTACCTTTTCCCATTCCCTGATAGTTCGCTCACTAGCCTTAACCCCTGTTACTGTTGCTTTAGGGTTCATAGGAAAAGTGACCAAGCTAATTTCCATTAGGTCAACCTCTTTGAGGTATCTTTTACGACCTCTTTTATCATAATGTTGCATTTTAGGGTCTGCTTTGTATCCAATACTTAAACCATCTAATGCACCCATTTTCATTAATTCGTATGCCTCTTTACCAAGTTGAGTGCCTAATGCTAGGCGACCTCTAACTTTTAATCCTTTAGAATCTTCTTCTATCTCTTCAAAGACCCCTATTGGCATTTTAGTATCATGTTGAAAGAGCATTTTTACATTTTTTGGCTTTTTTCTATATAAAGACCTTTTGAAAGCACCCTCCATCACTACATCATTTCCTAAATCTTTATTTCCAAATATAGAGCCATAGCCTTCAAATTCACCTTTACGCTCATCTTCATCGTGATATGTTTTTAATTCACAATTAAATTGCAGTGTTTTAGTTTCAGATTTATCTTCCTCTTCCATATCATATTCTGGCTTGTATTTTAGAGGAGATTCCATGTCATCATTAAATAATTTACTCATATTTTCATAATACCCATTTATTTTGTTAATAATACCTTCCCTATCGCCTTCTGGTAAGTCTACTCCACCTCTTGCTCCACTTACTGCACCTGCAGCAGCGAATATGCCTCTAGGGATTGCTACAAGCCGATTATTTACCACATCTGCTATTGGTAACTTGTATGCTCCGAAGTTATCAGCATTTTCTGACTCAAAAAAGAGAAATGCTTTTCTATATTCAGTACTAGGTGAATCTTCACTGTTTGTGAAGGCTCTTACTCTGGCGATTGCAGAGTCTGAATCCCACTCCCTATCTCTATCATCTAGTATAGGTAAAGTTCCTCTAGTTACTGTTTTACTATCGACCATATTACCCTAATTACTGTATTTAACAGTGTTTTACATTATATGCAAGTTTTTTTCAATATTTATACAATATATTGTTGTTTTTTGGTATTTATGCGTAATAATAGTTACAATTATAACTTACAAGGAGATAAATAAATATGGAAACAAAAATCGGAAAAATGGTAAAAGACTTGGAAAAGGCTCTTGCTCCTACTGATACTATTTATATTGATAGATTAGTAGAATATTATGAGGCTAGACATAAGGCTATGAGAGATTATCAAGAACAAAATCGTAGAACTACAATAGCTGATGATTATATGTATTATAGAGAATTGCACGCAGTTTCTGGTGGTAAAACTCTTTATAATCAACTTCAATATGAGCCTGCACCTTACTATGCTAGTCAAGACAAAAACTCTTCAGAGTATGACCCTACAAAACCTCTTTTTGGTTATGATGAAAATGGTCGTAACGATAGTGTTAAAAACTTGGCAATTAAGAATGCTAAAAGAACTCTTAAAGCTAGAAATTTCAGACTTGCTTTTAAACTTAAAAAAGAAGAAGTTACAGAAATTCTTGATTCTCAAGTTAAATATACTACTGATGGGTTTCACGGCACTTATAAAGTAAACACCAACAATGGTCCAAAGACTATCAAATTGGAAACGATTGTTGCAGGTGGTTACAATATTCAATGTGCTCACTACAGAACACTTATTAATTTTTTAAAGGAGGTGGCGTAAGCCACTTCCGTAAGGAGAACAATATGTTAAGCGAATGTCAAAATATAGAAATAAATGCAGAGAAATACTTTGCTAAATTAAAAGTGCCTACTTGGGCTAGAGATTATTCATTTAGTTATACTGGTGATGAAATGTTAGAATTAAAGATAGTTTATGGTAGTGCTTTACATAACTGGATTAGAGATAAAGAAGAGTACGACACTCAAAGAATAATAGATATTTTTGGATATGGTTATGAATGTTATTATTCTTGGGAGTGGGTAGACACTAATACTATTACTTTATACAGAATTTAGGTATTACAAGTATAATGAATTAAAGAGGGTTAATCGCCCTCTTTTTTTTAATCTATTTTACTATCTATGTTTTCTATCTTTTCTTTTATTACTGCTATGTCTATAGCCATCTGGTTCATATCTACTACTTTACTTTCCAAGTCTGTTACTCTAGTAGTTAAAGAGCCATAAGCAACTCCTACCCCTACTACTACTGCAATCACTGTAATAATTGTTTCTATTTTTATATTCATTTTCTTTAACATTAACCTAAACTCAACAGATATTTTATATAGTAATAACCAAACAATCCTACAGCTATTGCCAGACAAATGCAAATTGTAATCTGTTGCTTTAGCCTTTTTATTCTAATTTCTTCTTCTACTCGTTCCATTTCTAACTTTCTTTGTCTTGCTATCTCTGCTTGTAGCCTCTCCCATTGTCCTGCTTTACCATAGATCATAAATATTTCTCTTAGCTTTGCTCTAGCCTCTGCTACCTCTTCTTTTTTAAAGAATTCATCTATAGCATTAGCCTCTACTCCCCCAAACTTAGAAAAGAATGAGTTTTTCTTAGCCTTTGCTCCTGCTTGTAGTTCAGCCTCTGCTTTTGCATACTTAGAGATTGGACCAGATAATGAACTTAAATCTTTACCTGCCTGTATTGCACTTGATATTGCTGAACTTGCAGCCGAAACTGCAGCGAATGCACTCATTGGGTCTATCATAATAACTCCTGTATAACATATATAATATTAAAAGGAAACTGCTATCTCATTTCCTTCATCGTCAAAAGTTCTAGGGATTTTGTAAAATTGAGTCCAATCTTCAGAAGTCACTCTTGTATTATTTTCTATCGCCCTATTTACCATTTCTAAATACCTTAATCTTAATTGAGAATGTCTAACACCTTTAAAGCCATTAGTTTTATTAAAGTGCCAATCCTCTAAATCTCTGTAAGCAACACTTTTAAATGTTTCTATATACTTTATATTAATGCTCTTTACTTCATTGTCCATAAAGCTACTGTTTATACTTTCCTTGATTGCGTCAACTATTAAGCTCATTAACATACCTCTCTAATTCATCTATTACTTCATCAAAACCTTTTGTAGTATTAGGTGCAAACTTTTTATATATATTAAAATAAATTTCTCTTATCTCATCATCAGCACCTGCAATAGCCATATAATTTGCAAAAGCCTCTGTGCTATTTCCAGAACCTAAACCTCTACCTATTCTACCAAATTTTACATAATATGATAATCCATGACCATATCCCACTTTTTCATTTGTGATTGCACCTAGATAATCAGCAAAAGTATTTAAGTACTCTCTTCTTTTTATATATTCACTTGCTGAATCGCCTCCTCCAAACTTACCTTTTCTGAGTGCTAATTGCTGTAATTTATCTATTTCTAAAAAAATATTTCTAGTGTGTTTACTACCTCCTACTCCAAAAGTACCTTTTTGATTGTAATATCTTAGAAACATCAACCTTCTATAAGTGTCTGACTGTGCTAAAAAACTAGTATTTTTCAAAGTATCTAATATTTCATCTACAGTGTTTATTTTATTTCCCCCTATAATCTGTAATAACTCTTTTTTTGTAAATAATTTTCCATCTTGCAGGGCATAATCTATATCTTTTTTAGTAAGCCTTTTTGTTTTTCTTAAAGGACTATCCAAATCCAGAACAAATCCTCCTTTATTCATTTCTTTGGATACAAATTCATTAAGTAAAGTAAAGTTTTTACTGGTACTTTTTAATTCTGGGTGTTTTACTCTTAATAATGCTTTATCTGTATTTATTTCATCAACATAATTAGCTGAATATATTAACTCTGTGCTACCTTCTCTGCCAGAGAATCTTTCTTGATCTAATCTTCTTTTATTGTAATCAACATCTGGTTTCTGTCTGTTTTTGGGTAATATTCTACCTATTTGATAATCCATAACATGACCATATTCGTGTCTAAAAGTATTTTGTCCTGTTAATTCTTTAGTATTGTAATCAGACATATTTATTACAGCATTACCTTGTAATCTACCTCTTGTGTAATTTACAGCACCTCCTGTAATGGTTGCATAAGCTGTTTGTGTACTATCTTGATATATTCTTGAAGTGGCAGGAAATAAATTTACAATATTTCTTATTCTTAAAGGTGCATTACTTAAAGATGCCTCCATAAATGCTTTTTCTTCAGGGATTGTATCTCCATAACCATAAAATCTTTTCTTTGGCATTCTTGTTGTTGATGTAGCAGTAGGAGAGTCATAGACTGTTGTTTCCTCCTCTAAATATAAAGTGGTGCACCTACAGTTAATAACATTCTTAGCACCTCCTCTAGGGTCGCCTGTATATTTCATTGGCATACCACCTACTATAAAATCATCTTCCATACCTACTTCTTTACCATTCGCCTCAGAATGTATGTTTCTTACTCTGTCATCTGTATTAGCTACCCATCTTTTTTTAAGAACTATTCCTGTATTAGCTAAATCAGTAGCCATCTCGTGATTAGCAAATGTTGATGCACTATGCACCTCTGTTCTAGCGATAACCGATGCTCTTGCTCTACTGAATTGTGGTTTGAAAGTATTTTCTATATTTCTAGCTACTTGTTGCTCCCCAAGACCTTCTCTAGCTGATTTTGATATTATATCTTGTATTCTTCTTCTTGTAGTGTCGTCTATTGCTGTGATTCTTGAACTACCTTGAGTAAATATAAATTTATCAAGCATACCTTGTATTCTGGCATCTTCTAATTTTTTAGCATAATACTTTTCAAATCTCTCTGAAAATTCTTTTAAAACACTAAAATAAAAAGGCATTAATGTGCTTTCAACCAAAGTTCTAGTTTTTGTTAAATATAAGTCTAATCCTGTTTTACCATTAGTAGTGTATTTTTCAGAGGCATTTGTTCCTATTTCATTGAACATTATAATTAATCGCCTAATCAAAGACCTCTCGAAGTTTAATCTTATACGATTAACTTCTCGCCACTCTTTTCTAGCATTTACAAATCTAGTTTGTTTAAGCTGTAAATTAGGCATTATCTAGTAGATAGTGGGTGATCTTTTGGTAGTAAATCTCTATCAAATTGTCCACTTCTGAATCTTCCTCTTCTGACTGCATAAAGGAAAGCATTAACTCTTGCTATACCCCATTGTTCTGGACCAAGAACTGTTCTTCTTACGCTTTCTGGATTTGTGCGATAAGCACCTACCCCTCTTCTAAAGACTGCCTCTAACATTCTTGAGTTAACTCTTTTACCTTTATCATCTCCGTATTTATCATTGTGTTCTGTTACTTTATTTTTAATAGTTTCAGCCATTCTGCCAGATAGTTTTTTCATATCCTCTTCTTCTTCATCTATATCAACATAACCACCTGTAACATACTTATTTTCTTCCATCTCTGTAAGTATTTCTGCTCTTTTCTTTGTAGACCAAGAGAATCCTGCATCACCTCCCCATAAAGCCCAAGCAATCCTTCCATTTGAGGGATATCCTTTTTCACCTCTGTTAAATCCTTCTGCTTGTTTATCTACTTCGTGTCGACTAAAGAAAGCAAACATTCTTCTTACTGTAGATATAGAAAGATTATCTCTTCTAACTAACTGCCTTGCTCTAGCTAAACCTACTGCTGTACCTCCTCTGCCAAACTCTTCTCTCCAATCTAATCCTCTTTGTGCTTCATCTGCCATACCTTCTGTTGGTGTTGTATTTATGTCACTTAATGCTTTATTGTTACCTGTTTCCCTTAAATAGATAGCGTGAGAAGAACAAGGCATATATAGGTTTCCATCAGGAGTTCTTAAGGTGTGTGTTCCTTCGCAACCTATTTGCTCTGCTCTTGCTCTTGCCTCTCCTACTGTATCAAATATATCATCGCCTTCTCCCATTCTAGGGTCAGGTGGTTGCTTTAATTGTTCTCCTGTAATTCTTTCATAATCTGCATGACTACCACAAGGCATATAGATTGTGCCATTACCTGTATCGTGTGAATGTATACCTGTGCAACCTAATTCATCTGCTCTAGCTTGTGCCTCTGATTCTGTTGTAAATACATCTTTTCTAACTTCTCTTTTAATATTAAAGTATTCTTCAGCTATTTTCTCTGCATCATCACCTGTTAAAGGTTGTGGTGGATTAGGTGTTGGATTACCAAGAGGGAATAAGTTTGAAGGGATATAAACCTCATCTCCACCACTTATGGGCTCAAGATTTAATCTTTCTCTAGCCTCATTTCTTGTAAGCACTCCCTCATTAACTGCTCTAAGTATGTTATCAGTAATCATTCTTCTTCTTTCAGTAATAGCAGGAATGCCATCAATATCATATTTTAATGTTAAATCATCGCCAAACATTGGCACAAGCCATTCATTCAAATCAGACTCTATGTGTTGCAACAATGGTATAATAGTTTCTTCATACAAAGCTAATCTTGCCTCTGCCATATTTGCATAAGTTTGTGCATCAGGTATACCTACTAACTGTGCAGGAACACCGAATGTTAAAGCAATATCTCTTGCAGACATATTTTTCATAGTAGAAAAGTCCATTTCTTTTGGTGATAATCCCATTTCTTTGTAATCAAAGTCGCCTTCCAATATCATAGTTCTTCCAGAGTTTTCACTACCTTCAAATCTCTGTCTTAAGTCTACTCTTAGTTGTTCTCTTTGTGCATCTGTTAAAGTAGTCATAGCACCTATTTCATCTTTAGGTCTGTATATTACTGCTCCTGAAGGTCTTGCTCCATTAACTAATAAATGAGCATTATGTCTGTTTGTTAAATTATGTTGGTCAATATCTGTAGCACTAGGCATTATAGGAGATAATCCTAAATGGTCATCTAATGGGTGAAATGTTTTTATGTGTTTTAATTCTGATTTACCATTTAATTGATCTACTGGGTAGATTGCTTTTATTTTACCATCAATAACATACCTGTATTCCTCTGGGTAATAACCATCACTTGTTTTTATCTGTATTCTGTCTGGTCTTAAAGTATGCAATTCTTTAGGTTCTTGCCCTTCTTCGCCTATACTTAATAAATAACTATTACCTGCTAATAGTAGGTAAGAATAAACATCTCTAAAGTACTCACTCTGTGAACAAGTAGGATTAGGTCTTTGCAGCAGAGTTAATATTGGGTGTTCTTCCAAAGGCTGTTCTCCTCTCATTAAAACAAACTTTACTGAACAAGCACCATTTGCAATCTCATTTACGCATCTGAACGCTACTGCATTTTCTACATAACCTTCTTTTGCCAAGTCTGCATAAGAGTCTTTTTTAGTTCGATTGTTATATCCTGTTTGATGATAAGATACTACTGGCTGTCCGTAGCCACTATATTGTTTAGATGAAAATAAAGATTTCCATGCCTCTCTAAATCCCATTATGTTACCCTCCACATTGGTGTTCTTGATGATGAACTTAAATCTGTTAAAGCCCAAACTAAAGCATCTAGTCTATCAGGCGATTTTTTACTATGTCCATTATAACTGCACATTTGGTCTTCTAATTGTTTAAAAATGCCACAATGAGATACTTTCTTTTGTTCGTATAAAGCTGAAATAGGCTCTGCTCTTAATATCTTACCTCTGGTGGCAGTTACTGATTTGTATTTTACTGTTGTATCTATACTTCTGATTAATCTTCCTACCAAGTCTCCACCATTGTTTGTTTCTGCTATTAGCATATTTGCCTTGTGTCTATAATAAGCATTAATTGCAATCCTACCCCAATTATCTGCAGTATGTTTACCTGATAAATCTTCCAATATATAGAACCTATCGTCAACACCTCTTCCTGCAACCACAATACCAGTTTCATCTGAATTTTCGTTTGCTGTTACTGCAGGGTCTATTCCTACAACTATCCTACTCATTTCTGGTACTGTATCTACCCTTGTAGCATCAATTTGCGAATATGTCCACAACGCACCTTCAAAATCCTCTAATATTTCTGCATAAAGTTCCTGTCTACCTAATCTTGTTCCTTCATATCGCTCTCTAAATAAATCCAATGCTGAATCTGCTAAATTATCTTTATTTTCAAATGTATTACCCTGTACTAACAATACATCTTTTCTATCCATTAAACTTTTAATTATATTTGTTGGTCTAGGAGTGGTAGTTATTAGAGTCTGTGGTCTTTGCCCTAAACGCATACCAAACTGTAGTTGGTCGAATGCATCTGGGTATCTCCAACTAGCTAACTCATCACACCAAGCCCTGTGATATTGACTTCCTCTGAATCTATCAGGCTCAGATGCTGAAAATCCCATTATTTTAGAACCATTAAATAATTCAATCTCTGAGGTTGATTTGTTGTAACTATTTAATCCATCTTTATAGCATTCGTGTGGAATATTGTTTACTATACCAGATACACCCTCAAAACAGACTCTTCTTAAATCACCACTTGTAGGTGCTACGACTGCACACCTTACATTAGGGTGCATAAGAGCATATAAGATAATATCCATAGCACCTGTTCTAGTTTTACCCCAACCTCTTCCTGCTAGAATAAGCCATATATTCCAATCGCCTCTTCTTTTAAGCTGTTTACTTCTGGCTGTTTTATACCAGTTATTGTATAGTTTTATCGTCTGTTTCTGACTTTCTGTAGGCAAGTTCGTCAATGACCTGCAGAATTTCTCTGAACTCATCCCCCATGTTGACATCGACTTTGAGTCCATCTCCTGTATGCTCTGTTTCAATTTTATCCTTCCATCCTGCTCTATTCTTTAAATAAAATATCATTGCTCCTAGATTTCCTCCTCTAGCAGCTGTAAATAATGCATTTGTTATACTAGCAACTCCTTTATCCCTTCCCCTTTTTATAGCCTCTGAAAACTCTGGAAACTCCTGTTGCTTTTCATATAGAGTAGATTCACCCATTCCCAATACATTAGCTATTTGAGATACTGTTAAACCTTGAGCAGCTAGTGCCTCTGCTCTCTTACATAATTCTTTTGTTATTTGTTTTTTAGGTCTTGCCATGTTTTTTCTCCCATTCCTCCTTATATTTTTGATTATATCTATAGCCCTCAACTGTTGAATTACAATTTGAACATACAAAAAAATCTCTTATGTCAAACTCCTCGTTATCCTCTATATCTGATGAGCTACTATGTATCATTTGACCTGCATCACAATATGGACAGTCTATCATTATCGCCTCCCTTGACCTCTATAAGTTTTTTTATCCTTTTTAGAATGTCTTCCCCTCCTTTTTCTAGGTTTAGTCTTAATATGATTATGCTGTATTTTCTTTGCCATTGCTATACATAATTTTGTTGTCTATTTATATATATAACCAATAATAGAGAATAAGTAAATATTACAAGGAGAAAATTATGATTTATACAAACTATGAAGACCTAAGAAAAGCAGTAGACATTAAAGCTAATGTCAGAGAAGACCAAGTAATCAATAGTAGAGAATTTACTATGAATAATAACCTAAATGGTAATTTATCTGGTGAGGAGTATGGTTTATCAAATACTTTTCATTCTCATTTAGCACATAGACTAAGAATACCAAAGTCTTATTATGATAGAATTAGAAAAGACCAACCTGAATTATTAGCTAATTCTGTAAATGCTTTAAATGATAATAAGAATAGATTATTCAGATTTTATAAAAATGAAGGCAAGACTGAAATAAGAGGTATGCTTTCTGACAGATATAAGATTATGGATAATAAAGAACTACTAGATTATTTAGAGCCACACTTTGAAAGTAAAAAGATGGTTCTTTTAGAGGGTCAGTTAGATGATTCTTATATGAGTTTAAAAGTTAGATTTCCTGATTTAAAAGGTCAGCCAAAACAAGGTGATACTTGTTATGGTGGTATCTATCTTAGAAATTCAGAGGTTGGATTATCTTCCTTAACATTTCAAACATTAGTATATAGATTAGTTTGCACCAATGGTTTGATGTTACCTAAAGCTGATTCTTTTCAAAACAGTTTTCATTTAGGTAAAAGGAATGAAATAGGTATTAGACCTAATTACATCATCCCAGATGTAGTATGCAATCAAATTGATGAAAGTATTACTAAACTAAATAATAAAACTGATTTCATAGATAATATTGAAAGATTAAAGTTAGCTACAAGGACTCCTGTTTCTAAATTAGATTTTGATAAAGTAAAATCAGAATATACTCTAAATGATAAAGAAATGGAAATATTTGAATTAGAATACAATAAGGAAAAAGATGGTAGCCTTTATGGTGTAATTCAAGCATTTACTGGTACTGGTAGAGCAATGAGAAATAGCAGAACTCTTTATCTTGAAAAGACTGGAGGCGATTTACTAACAAATCGTTCTTTAGTAGAAAAACTTGTAGCTTAATGATTCAATTATCTGAAAAAGATAAAAAAATTATTTCAACTCTAGTGTCTGAATATCAAAAGGCACTAGAGTTACAAGGCTATTGCGGTGATGAATTGTTTGATCAGCTTTGTATCAAATCTGATGAACTTGCAGACAAATACAAAATAGATAGAGATACTTTCTGGTATTTCTTTTTTAATTATAACGATTTCCCTAAATCTCTAAACTAATCTTTATTATACCATTTATCTTCATTTGAAGATTTACTATTAATTGGAGCAACATCTATCTCTACTTCTTTATAGACTTTTGTTGAAGTATTGTATTGGAATGAGGTCTGTCCTATTTCTCCATATAATCCTTGCTCCCTAACTTTCTTTGTATAAACAATAGTTTCACCACTATCAAAATCCCTATGCACACATAAACCTACATCTGCCATATTATGCCAATGTGCTGATCCAGATATGTCATACATACTAGGAACTGGGTATGTTCCATCATTATTCCTATGCATTTTAGATGGGTGTGCAACTATCCATACTGAAACATTGTGTGTTCTAGCAAATCTTTTACATGAGGCGATAATATCTTTAATGTATTCATCCTCTCTTTTTTTGCCTCTTTTATCTGTATCTATTTCATTATATGGGTCTATTACAATACCATTTATTCCATTTTTAATTACTGAAACTCTAGCTTTATCTAATATCCAATCTATTGTAGGTCTTTGCTCTCTACTCTCTAAAAAGAAAAAATGATTGTTAATATACTTCATAGCTGTAATCAGTTCTTGCTCTGACATTTTTCTTGCAGCTCCTTCATTGAATGGTAATTCAAGGTATTTTTCTGCTAATCTAGTAAGATGTCTTGGAGTAGAATGTTCTGGTGAAAAAATGGCAAACTTCCAATTATGTAATTTACTAGCATTCATTAATATTTGATCTAGAAAATTAGATTTTCCATGATTAGGAATACCTGTAACTACTGTAAATATACCTTGCATTAATTTATAAGTCTGATCTAGTAACTTATATCCTGTAGTTAAAGGCTTTTCTTCTTTGCCATAATATAAATCCATTACTTGATTAATGTAATCATTAGCCTTGTATAGTCCATCAATAGGATATGGCACTGCCTTATTAACGAAATACTCTATTGTGTCTTTTGCTCCGTATACTAATGCATCACTAGCATCTTTAATTTCTATATCACCTCCGATAGTACCCCAATTAAGTCTAGAGCATCTATCTTTACCAAACCTATGTGCTAATTCTAATGCAAGAGCATTTCCTGCATCGTCATTATCAGTTGCTATGATTATTGCCTGTTCCTGTGCTAGTTCTTCAGCGTGTACTTTTAATGCCTCAAATCTTGCATCATCTTCTTTGTATTTTGCCTCTTTAGGTGCACCATCTGGTAAACTTACTACTTTTCTATATCCACATTCATAAAAAGATAATACATCTAATTCTCCCTCTACTATTATTAATGGTTCATCAGTTTCTTCATGCTTTAATGAATCAATATTATACAGTGTTCTTTGTGCATCTTTTGTTTGTCTAAATTCTTTGTCAATACTTCTGTATTTATAATTTACTTCTTTGCCATCATAAATATATGGGAATATAGCTGTTTCTTTAACTTGACCATTGAATTTTAATTTATCAAAAGTTATTTTAAAATAATTTAATGTTTCATTACTAATTTTTCTGTTTATAAAAAATTGTTCATATTTAGTGTCCATTGGTTTTTTCTCTACTGTTTTAGGCACTGCATATAACTTTCTACTAGAATATGGATAGTAATGTTGCTTTGCAAAATTAGGAGAATAACCACCTTGATCTCCACAATGATGACAGTGCCAGACATAACTTTGGTCTGATTCAACTGTAACTGATAAGCATTTATCTAACTTATTTTTTCTAGTATGGCTACATTTAGGACATTGGATTTTATTATTTCCAATTCTTAATCTTGATACATTTATCATAAATACATTATCTTACATTGATTACAATTAAACAATAATTACTTTCATTGATTTATAAAATATGCTATTTTAGGTTTCCCTATATTTTTGGTTGGTGGCTATTAATTTAGCCATCGCCTTTCAAATGATTGGTGTTTAAATATTGTTCCCATTTTTTTTTATTAAATTTCTTACGAATATATAAAGTAATTTCAGAGCGATAATAACAGGCAAAGAAAGTATAAATACCACCACAAATAGCAAAAATATAGCCATTAGTCCAAATAGTAATGGCAATAACACTAATAGCTGTAAATACATCAGCAATGAACATATCCTTTTTTAATATCCAGTTTATCATAATTGCTACTATGCCATAAACAAAAACTGGTAAATTTAATAAAAGTAAAAAATCTATCATTTTATAATAACAACTCCTTCTTCTTTTTTTCTTTTAATCTTTTTCTTTTCTTTAATATTTTGTTTTAATTCTACTTTATATACTATATCAGGTGGTGCTACAAAGTATGCATAAATACTGTGATAAAATATTTTAAAACATTTTTGTTTATGTAATCCCCATCTAAAATCCACTGCATGATCTTGAATTACTAATTTCATAAATACATAGTTTTCTCTATCCTCTTGTTCTGTAAAACACCATATATTTTTAGCATTTAAAACTAATGCATAAGGATTATTGCCATGTAATTTTTTCCATTTGATATGTTTATCAAAATCAATTACTTTTTTGACATCCATGCTGTTGCTCCCATATAAGCACCAACAATACCTGCTCCTGAAATGTAAAATAAATTACTTATATCGCTTAAAGCCTCTATTCTTTCTATAGTAGTAAAAGGCATAAACATCATAGCAGTAAACAGTGCCATTCCTACCAAAGTAAAAGTAGCCATTCTTCTTTGTGCTCTGTTTTTTCTTAAATCATTTTCTAAAAGTTTAATTTCTTTCATATGCTCTAACTCCTCGTCAGATACAACTCCATCATTATCCATATCATATTGAGCATAATTAGAATTTTTTTGTAATTTTTTTTGTGTTTTTTTTCTCATTTAATATTTCCTAAACATTGTTTTTTTAAAGGACAATTATTTAAACTTTGTATAAAAATACTTTTTGTACCATCGCTATGCTCATAATAACACAAAGTCCTGTTTTCTTCATTTACAAAATGTATAAGTTTACAATCTTCTACATTCTCATTAAATTCTTTCATCTTTTCTTTAATACTATAATCGTGTGTGCCTTCATTCATACAAACAAACCAATCTGTCATAATATAATCGCATAAGCTATTTGCTATCGGTATAGGGTTATACAACACAGATGTTAAAGCTATTTTGATAAGATAATCCATAATTATTTATATAACATTAACTATTTTTTTTATAGTTGCAAAATTTTTATCTAGTTCATCTTGATTATCATTATTTAAAAAAATAATTTTTCTTTTAAAATTTAATTTACAAATATTATTTATTTTCGTATTTCTACCTTTTATGAATCTCTCTGATTGGTTGTCTTGTCTGTCTATATGTCTTTGTTCTGTATGATTACTTTTAATAATAATTGTATTTAAACTGCTCCACTGATCTAAATATTCTAAAATACTAGATGTAAACAATCTATCGCCCTCAAATAAAATATTATACTTATATTGTTTTTGTATTAACTTTTTGAAATCATTGTGAACTGCCATAGATAGTAAATCTGTTCCTTCGAATACTTTATTTTGTCCATATTTTCCCACAATCATCAAATTAATATCCTTATTATGATGCCCTTGCACTAAACCAAATTTGAAGTTTTGCCAAGTATTGTATTCTTTGAAAAATTTTCTTACTAATGTAGATTTACCTACTGCAGGCAAACCACCTATTGCTAAACTTATCATATTGCCAACTCCTGATGATTAAAATGACCATTATCTAAAAAAAAGTTATATTTATCTTTGTCTATGTTTTTTGATGTGTATAATTTTTTATTTAAACATTCTTCTCTGCCTTGCCAAAAAACATTCCAGTCTATACCAGTCCAGTTGTCCTGTTCTACTTTCTTGATTTCCTCTGCTTGTCTGTCTAAATAATATCCTAAATACCTACCTCTTGTTCTTCTAAAAATTTTTTTAAAACTACAAAGCACAGTTTCCATCTCATAAAAATTACTTTTCTTATATTGATTAATATTTTGTAGAATATTTTTACTTTTATGCTCTAATATGCTATACTGTTTATTAGTCAATTTTGCATTAATTAAAGAGTCTTGACCTAAAGCATATAACAGACCATTCCTATGACTTTTGCTACCAGAATAATCATTTAATTTTAAAGTGTTAGGTTCTAGTTTTATATTTGCACAACTATGTAAAGTTTGCATATAAAACCAAGTGCTATATCTACCAAACTTGTATAAATTATTTTTTATTTCACTCCAAACTATTTCAAAATTATTTTCAGGGTAAGAATTAAATTTTTCAAGCTGTAATTTACTAGGGTTAAAAGATTCTATCCATTTTTTATAACTTAAAAATTGTTGTGGTAAATATCCTTTATTATACTTTGTATCAGTTTGGTATCTTAGCCTACTATAATTTGCATCATTCCATTCTTTTAATCTATCATAATCTACTAACTCAAAATCTGGAAACTCATTCCAAATTATCCAAGCTGTAGGTAAATAATAAGTTGTACCATACAAAAAACATATCCAAAGTTTTTGTTCCGTATTATGCTCAAATCTATCAAATAAATAATTAAGTAAATAAATACTAGGGTCGCAATCGTTGTACTTGATACTCCACTTGTACCAATCCTCGAA